CCGCATACTCCGGACATTTCAAAAACCACGTAACAAAGTCAAAATATGTCCTCCTCGCAATTCTACCTTCTATCTCAACTTGCTTATACCTAGCCTGTCTCAACAACATCTTCTGATGCGATTCCAGCGTGAGCAAGACTGCACCTTCAGAGGTGTCAAATTCGTACTCGTGCTTTCCAATCTGCTCATCCCAAATGCGACAAATATCATCCGAATTCTCAAGGTAAAACTTACGTTGATTAGCGATCAATGCCTCATGGAAAGTATTACCGAGACTATAATCATTATCAGGAAATAACAACTTCAAGTTACCTATCTCGTCCTGATCCTTTTTACTTTCCGGTTCCTTTAACTTGAACTGCCTAGACATCGCACCATTCATGCTACCATTGCACTTCTTGTAAACAAAGGCGGCATGACCAAAACTAAAACCAAAATGGTAGAAACAAGTGTCCTTTTTCTCCTTGACCATACTCTCCTTAATCTTTGGAAACTTAAACGTCACAGTCTCTAGATCAAAATATTTCTTACCCGTGACAACCTCAAACAAACCAGGCATCACTTTCCAATCACCTCTACAACCTTCGACAAAAACTTGAAAACACTCACCGAAAAAATACACGCCTGCGTCTCTCCTACTCCATCTATCATAGACAGTGTAGGAGAGGTTGTCCACCACGAGCGGTATCCCTTCTCAGACCTTTCCGCGAAAACTTTTAACTTGATCAGTGACCGGCATTAAACCACCTTGTCCCTTAGCGAAATGAATGGTCTTCGTTTGCACAAAGTAAATAATCGTATTCAGAAGCGTGACCGAATTTTCATAATCCGTATAACCCGTTAAACACTTGTCAGCACAGAGCTGGGCAACCTTCTCGCCAACTTTCCCCGGCATATGCGTGAAAACGTTTGTAAGCGTTACTGAACTACCCGTGGCAGAAAGTGGCGCGTAAGAAGACCATAACAAGTTAAACAGCTCAGAGTATATATCAACTTCCTCCGAATAATTAAAACAACCCGAAAGAAGATCATAGCCCTCATGTCCTAACCTCCTGTCCTTTTCCGTGGAACAAGCTTTACCCCACATCCACTTACGCAAACCCGAAATGTCCTCAGCTACGACGTCAGCACTTTCCGAAACATTAGATAAAGTACACGAGATAATGTACGGCAAAAAAAGCAACATGTCACCAAATGTACAAATTCCCGTTCTAAGGTAAGTCCGTCCTAGCGCCTCTGTGGAATCAATGCTACCGCACTGACCCTTACCGCCCTCAAAACTGGAATGTCTCGTCTTCGTGTACATCAAATATTTGAAAATGGCAACAGATACCCTTTTATAAACGGGATCCTCAGACGGTCGTGCCTCAATCTTCAAGTTTAAGCCAATATTGACTTTCCGGCGCCTCTCTTTCAACAGGAACCCTAGGCCAAATTCCGGCGGAGGCGGAGGCGGGAAGGCTGGGGGTACAGGGGGAATGTAAACATTTATACTGTCTGAAACAAAATCATTCTTTC